CACGCGCGCGAGCATGAAGCCGGCACCGCAGCCGAAGATCTCCTCTGGTTCGGCCGCCGGACCGACGCTGAGGCCCCAGTACGCGCCGCACATCCAGTCCTTGTAGATCAGGGGCTCGGTGGGCGAAGTGCGCGTGGAGTACACCGCGGTGACCGCGCCGGCCTCGGGGTGCGTCTCCATGAAGTTGTAGAGCTGGAACAGGCCCATCGGCGGTGGGATGGTGTCGTCGTCCCAGTAGAGGATGTAGCCGTCTTCCTGGACGGTCTCCAGGGCGCGAGTGGTCATGATCTGCCGGGCCTCGCCGGACAGCAGGCCCCAGCGGAACAGGTAGTGCATCGCCATCGAAAGCGGCGGCACAAGGGCCATCTGCGAGGTCAGCCACTGCGCGGGCATCATGCCCGGCACGGACACGCTGGGTGCCTGCCATTCTTGGCCGTCGGGCGTCTTGAACTTGCTGGCCATGTCCTTGCCGCCGATCGGCACGCAGACGACGATACGGGGCAGCTGGAAGATCTTCATGGGCGGACGCTTGCTGCCTTCCAGCGAGACGTCGCCCTTCAGGGTATTGTGCGCGAAGAACTCTTTCATGTTTCCTCCTCCAAGGAAGTGGCGGGGCGAGCCGAAGCCCGCCCCACCTTCAGATCACACGTCCGGGATATTCGAGGCGTGTTCGGTCACATACAAGAACGCCTTGACGTCCACGTCGCCGTGGGCATCGCCAGCGTCGTTCGTCACCGTCACGACGAGCTGCCCGCCAGCCGAGATCACGGCCCGGCTGTTGGCAGCCAGGGCACCCGCAATCGACAGCTCTTGGATAGCCGTGGTGAGGTTCGCCGAAGCCACGTAGCCATCAGTGTCCGTCGAGTTGCCGACGATGATCGCCGGGTCCGAGGTAACTGACTGGGAGCGGGCGAGGACGGCCACAAGGACCGCCTCCATGCCCGCCGGCAGCTTCGTCTTACGAACCGTGGACGCGCTGGTGACGGCGTTAGCCTCAACAGACAGGTCCACGCAGATGTACGCGCCGGACGCCGGAGGTCCCAAACGAGTCGGGGAACTCTGCGGAACGGCCATTAGATGACTCCTTCAGATTGTCGAGGTGAGAGACTACGCACCTGGGCTTGCGACCCAGCCACGCCAGTCCGCCACCGCGGTGCTCATCCGGTACGTCATCTTGGACTTCATGTTGCCAGTCTCGAAGTCGAGAACGTGGTCGGACACGGGTTCCTTACGCCAGTACACGAGCAACTTCGCCTGGTTCGCCGGGGCGCCCAGGAACCACGAGTCGCTGTCCGTGATGTACTTCGACATCACCGGAAGCAGCCCGAGGTTGTTGACCGTGTTGATGTCGTTGTTCGCCGTGCCGGGGCGGTTCTCGGACTTGAGCACCGTCACGACCTGCCAACGGAGGGCCGTCGGGAAGCACAGAACGGCAGGCTGCAGCTCGATCGGCAGGCCGCGCTCGTCCTTCAGGTCGTCGAACTGGGTGATGGCCGCTTCCAGGGTCGCCGTGGCGAAGTCGCCGCTGGCGAGGTTGTCCTGGGTGCTGCCGTCCACCTGGGGATGCGAGTTGGAGAACAGGGCCACGCCGTCCGGCGACTGCTGGCTGGCGAACCCGTTGTTCAGCACATTCCAGATGACGGTCTCGATCGACACCTGCGCGGCGCGTCCCATCGCGGGAGCGGCGTTGGAGATGACACCATCGATGTCGTCTTCCTGGCCCTCCTCGCTGATCTGGAAGCCCTTGGCGTAGGTGGCGTGGATCGCCCGCTGGTCGTACAGCTGGAAGATCGTGTCGTAATCGACCGCTCCACCATCCTGCTCCTTCTCACTGAAGAGGCCGAAGCCGGAGAACCCGGTCGTCTCCTCGAAGGCGCGGGAGCTGGAACGGACGTCGAACACGCGAGGGTACGTCAACGACGGAGCGTCGAAGTTCTCGTAGAGGATCTCGTCGATGAAGGGCAGCCGACTGAAGAAAAGGTCGCTGGCCTTCAGCCGCGTCATAATAGTGGGCATCATGGCTAGTCAGTCCTTTCTTCGTTAGATGCCAGCATCTTTTGCAAGATGCAGGACACGCCGGTTAATCTGCACAACGACGTCAACCCAGGACGAGCCGAGCGCATTGCCGACTTCCTTGGAGACCTCGACGACTTTGAGATGGTTGCCCGTGGCGGGCGTTGCCGAGACGGCAGCGCTGGAAGCATCCAGCTCAGCCTGCGACTGGCCGGTCGCCGTGGAGCCCAGAGAGGCACCCACAACAGCGAAGTTCGCGCCAATGCACCCAGCAATGTTAGTGAAGGAATTGTCGTCCGCCTGGACCACGTACAACTGGCCCACGCCCTGATCCAAGCTGACGAGGATCGTGGACGGGGACGCGCTGGCAGCCTTGTAGTGGCATGCCACGCCGAGGATGTCGAGAGCCGCGGACGTGTTGAGGTAGGTGCCGGTGCAACCGACAACCACGCCATTCGACCGCATGTTCACGAGCTGACCCTCGTAGATGACCGTGGCGCCGGCAGTGTACTTCCGCACGGGCGGAAAGTCCCCGTTGGCGTTGCGCAGGACGCGCAAGCCCATCGGGGTGTCACGGTTAGCCAAGTTTGATCACTCCTGTGATACATCCTCCGGGCGCGGGAACATGCGAGTGCCCACGACGGGTTGGCCGCGCCGCAGTCTGTTCTTGCGCTCTGCCTGGTACTCGGCCAGTCTCTCGCGGGAGACCATGCCGGGCGCCGGGCGCGCCTCACGGAACTGCGGCTCGTCATCGTCCTGGAGCCCCTCACCGTAGGTGCTCCCGTGCTTGCCGAAGGTTCTTTGCTTGTGTTGAGCCGCCTGGATGAGGTGGCGATTGGCCTTGTCGAAGTTCTTCTGGCGGCGCCGGGCGAAGACGCCCGCGTCAATCCAGCAGAGCACGACATCGCCCCTGCGGACCACGTCGTCGAGTTCGACCATGCCCTCCATCCGACTGGGCGGATCGGGGATATACAGATCTAGTTCACGCCCGATAGCGTCATCGTACCGCACCGGAATCCAGCCCCGCATCCCGCGCCCTTGCGCGCGATACTGAGGGCTGATCCAGCGAAGCACTTTGCCTCTCGGGTTCGACAGGATCTTCAGAGCATTCGTGATGTCCCACGGATCCCGCAGGACTTGGGCGCGCTCGACTTCCTCGTCGGTCATCTCGGATGCCTTGCGGCCATCCTGGGGAAGCCCGACATTGGAGCCGGCGGCCTTGAGTTCAGCCTTGGCCTCAGCGGCCTCAGCCTGGAGCTGGTCCAGCTCCTTCTGCAGATCTTCACGCGACGGCATCACTCATCGCCTCCGAGCTTCGTGTGGCGATAAAGGTCGGCGTTCTCCGAGTACATCTTGGAGCGCTCCTTCAACCGCTTTGTGTTGAACTTGCGACGGGTCATCTTTCCATCAGCCTGGCGATCCGAAGGGAGCGCATTGGCAAGGCGGCTGCTGATCCGCTCGACGTCAGCCTCGGTGAGTTCGTTCCGCCGTGGCTTCGATGTCGGCCGCGGCTGGTTGTCCTGGAAGCCGGAGGCAGTGAACGTACTCGGCGTGACCGCACGAGTTTCGCCCAGCCCCATCTCCCGGGAGACAGCGTTGGCGACGTCGTAGACGTCGGTGGGGAACTCGCCGAACTGGCTTCGGCGTTGCTGCAGCGCGACCTTGACCTTCTGCGAGAACTCGCTCGCGGAGTCACGGAGGGCTGGGAAAGCGGCCATGGCCGCCTGTTCCGCCTGGCTCTTGGTGGACGCCAGGCGCTCCTGCGCCGCGCGCTGGTCCCAGATCTGGTTGGCCAGCTTCGCCTGATTGCGAGTGACCTTCTCAGTTTCCAGGATGTTGCGCTGATACGGAGTCAGGGTATTGTCACGAAGATAGGCTTCGATGTGCTCGTCCGAAAAGTGAGCCAACGGCCGCGGCGCGCCAAACGGAGATACTGGTCCCTGCGCGAACGGCTGCGGCTGCTGGGCCGGAGCCTGGGGCGCGGGAGCCGATCCAAGCTTCTGAGTGATTGCCTCGATGCCCTGATACAGGCCCTCCAGGCGTTCCTCGATCTTGGAGTACTTCCGACTGAATTCGCCATAGACGTTGTCTATGCTGCGTCCACCTTGGCTACCGGATTGACCCTCCGGGATGGGAGTTGCCTCGGTTTCCGCACCGCTGGGCGACTGCGGGGTAACGCCCTCGTTCTCGGCCACAATGGCCTCCTGTCGATCTGTTAACGCCGATCACGCGATCGCCGGCAGGCCCGCCGGCGGGGTAGCGGCACGTTACCGCTGAAACGGAATCTTGCGCTTGGGCGCACGTGCGAAGGCGCGCCGGCGACGGATCTCCTCGACGAGGAGGCTGTCCACCGGCGAGCCAACTTCTTTCGCCTGCTTGATTGTCGGCAGCACCACGGAGTCCGGCACGGCGCCCACGGCGCGCATGTTCTCCCGGGCCCGGGACTGCTCGATCTGGGATAGGAGATCGCTGACGCTGGTCTCCTTCTTCTTCGCCTTGTCCCCGAGCTTCTTGCGGGCCGAGGCGCTGTTCTGGGTCGTGTTATCAGCCATCTATTAACCTCTTGTAGATTGCCTGAATCTCCCGCTCCATCTCTTCGAGGCAGGCGATCCGTTGAGCCGACCACTGGGCATTGTCCGAGTTGCCGGCGAGTAGGTTCGAGTAGATCTCTTTGTGCAGCGCTTGGATCTTGTTGTCCAGTAGCATGGAGATCTGGCGCATCAGCTCTTTCACTGGACGCCGCCCTCCATGCCGCTCAGGCCGACGTTCTGCTCGCCACCGCCGCCGCTCTGCTGCGCCAGGGCCGCCATCTGCTGCTTACGCGCGGACGCTTGCTGGTGCGCATTGTAGTGCTGGGCGAGGAGCGCGATGCCGACGTCGTCCCAATAGTGGAACTCCGGCGACTGCCAGAGGGCCATGATCTCCTGCATGTGCTGGAGGTCGTTGTCCGAGGACAGCACGTCCACGGGTTGATGGTTGCGCATGGCCATGTTCTCGTGCGCCTGCGGCATGGGCGGATGCGACTCCGCACCGCCGCCGGGCAGGTCGGGCAGGATGCGCTCGACTGAGGTCCCGTCGCTGTGGGCCGACAGGAAGTCCCGGAGCAGCTCCCGGAACTTGACCGGGTCCTGCATGTAGAGCGGGTTGGTGCTGGCGACCTGGTAGCGCATCTGCGCCAGGGTGCGCTGCACCTCGGGGTTCGTGTTGACGGTGTTGCCGGTGAACGTGAAGATGAACCGGCCGCGCATCATCTTGCGCGAGGCCGCTTCTGGGATCCGCTTGCGGCCGTGGCCGGTGACCCAGAAGTATTTCTCGTCCGGCATGAAGGTGTGGTAGAGCCCGAAGAGCTGGTTCAGCAGCTCCGCGAAGCCCTCCTTCTGGGCCATAGAGATCAGGACGTCGATCTTCAGGTTGCCCTCGGAGAGCAACGCCAGCGTTCCTCGCGCCGTGCGCGGGGCGTTGGGGAAGTTCGAGCTGCCGCCGGTCATCGGGCTGGTGCCGAGCCGGTCGGCGAACGCCAGCATCTCGTTCATCAGCGTCAGGTCCTGGAGTGGGGCCTTGCCCCAGTCCGGGAACACGACGCCGCCGGGATCCGGCGTGGGGACCATGTCGCCCGGCCGGAGTCGCTCGTAACCCTCCGGGTCCTGCGGCAGGGCCATCGGGCGGAAGAAGCCGATCGGGTTGTTGATGATGGTCTGGCGATCGTTCACCTGGTTGATGGTGATGTTCGCCTGGATGTTGAGCGGCGCCAGGAACTGCGCCAGGCCGGGGCAGTAGAACCGGTCGCTGGGCGACAGGAAGTGGATGCTGGCGAAGGGCCGGCGGCCGTGCGGGTGGATCATGTCCTGGAAGGTCGCGTGCATGACCTTCTTCAGGATGGGCGACACCTGGAGAACGATGTCTTCCTGGAGGCCGTCCCCGTCGATGTCCTCGCGCAGGTAGATCTCGTAGAACAGGAGCTGGTTGTTGTCGCTGCCGTGGTACGTGCTGGGGCGCACGCCCTCGACATCGTCCTTCAGCTTGGCCAGCTC